CGAAGCTCTCGATGCCGATCACCTTGATGATCTTGCGCCAATCGAGATCTCCCGCGCGACGCGCTGCAGCTTGCAGACGCTTCACCCAATGGACGACGACCCACGCCAGGTCACGGATCGACTTCTCACGCGGCTTGCCGCCCTTTGCCTTGCTGAAATGCTTACAGTCCGGCGAGAACCACGCGAGGTCGACGGGCTTGCCGCCGGTGACCTCCAGCGGGTCTATCTGCCAGATGTTGTTGCGGATATGCACGGTGCCGGGATGGTTGGCCTCGTGCATGCGGATCGCTTCTTCGTCATGGTTGATGGCGAAGTCGACGGCGCGGCCAAGAGCGGCCTCGATACCGGTGGATGCCCCACCGCCGCCGGCAAAATTGTCAACGATAAGCCCCTGGTACATCAGTCCGGCCTCTTGATCATTTCATTGTGGATTGCGCAGAGCGCGCTGATCGCGCCCATGGCGGTGTCGTTCTCGCCGAAGCTGACGAGGATGGTGCGGGCGCGGGTCTCATCGTCCAGCGCCACGATGTGGATGCCGTCGGCGGGCCAATATTCGTCCACCCTCATCTCGCCCGGCCGGCGGTCGCTCTCCGCCCAGCGCTGGCCCCAATGGGCGCGCAGCGCTGCGCAGGCGACATCGAACGGGTCGGGGTCCGCCTGCGGCACGCCATGTTCATGGCAGAACTTGCAGGTGGCCGCGTTCCGCTTGCAGTGGACGCGCCGGCCCTCCGTCCCGACCGGGATGCTGTGGCAGACACCATAGCGCGTCTTCACCAGCGTGAAGTCGTCGGTTTCGGCGCCGAACTTGCTCATGCGCCGCCTCCGGCTGGCGGCACGACCCGCAGATCGATGTCCAAGCCGATGGCCGACTTCACCGCGTCGGCGACCGCTGCAGTATCGATCGTGACCGGCATGGCCGGGTCGTCGACCTCAATGCGCGCGACGATCGCCGGCGTCTCGAACAACGCGAGCGGCAGCGACATCTTGAGATTGATCGCCCGCTCACGCCTATCGAGCTTTGGCTGGCCCGCCGACAGGCGCGCGCTGGGACGGCGGTTCCAGTTGGCGGGATCACCCGCGTCGATGACCAGCCAGCAGTCGATAATGACGCGGTCGTCAGCGATGCTGCCGTATCTGGATTGCGCAGCCATCAGGCAACATCCTGCGAATTATCGGCGGACCGACCGGCCTCGACGGCCGGCCCGCGCAGGGAGGATGGCGACCCATGGGAGAGGGGTTGGTCGCCCGAGGCTCCTGCCCGGCGCGCGCACAGGGGGGAAACGCGCGTTACGGACAGTGGGGGTTGGTGGAGCAGCGTCAGCAGGCGCTGGGCCTGCATCGCCGCCATGGATGCGATGTCGATCACCGGCGCCTCCAGACCTGCCACCAGCGGCGCCGGCTTGTGCATGGCTGGATCGGCCCGCCTGCCCGCTCGCGCTGCCATGCAGTGGTGCGGGGCACGACAAGTGGATCGCGGCCAGTGGTGTGGAAGCGGACCGTCACGGGCGCGGCTCCATAAGCAGCGCCGCAAGCATCTTGCGGCCGTACCGCCGGAATTCGGCGGCCATGGCGGCGCAGGATGCGGTGATCAGCGCGATGGCCACGACGGTGGAAAGGATGTGAAGCGCCAGGCTCACGACGCGGCGTCCATCGAAACGACGTTCGCGGCCACGGTACCGGGCTCAAGGCGGCCGGCAGCTGCCAGCAACCGGCTGGCGCCGTGGATCAGGCAGGCCCGCGCCTCAGACGGATCTTCGCGCATCGCCCGGTGAGCGCGCTCGCAGCTATGCGCGGCGGCATTGACCAGGTCGACAGTGCGCAGATTGGAAAAGTCGTCGCGGCTTTCCAGCGCCTTCAGCTGCGCGATCGCGCCAGCCGCGGCGGAGCCGACGATATAGCCGGTGGCTTGCATGGCAGTCTCCCCACCTCGCCCGCCGGCTGGATGCGCGGCGGCTCAGGTGATGGAGATATAAACACCATATTGGTGCTACCATGTCAACACCATTATGGTGTCAGTCATCAGGCGGGATGAAGTCGGGGTAAAACCCGCTGTCGTCCGGCGCCGATGCTTCGCGCTCGGCCTCGGGCAAAGTCGGTGCCTCGCCGTCCAGCCCGAGCCGCACGATCGCGCCATCTCTATGGATGCTCTGGAAGATGCAGCCGGAAACGCGGCCGCGCGAAAGATAGCTGCCGATCAGCTGCGCCTGGAAAGACCCGACGTAGCCGATCTGCACGCCGCGCGCGCTGTACACGGCCACCGCCTGGGGATCGACGGGGTTCTTCGGCTCGGGGACCAGGTCGACGCGCTCGCCGGGCGTCGACCAGAGGATTTCCGTTCGGCGGTTAGACTTGTCCTTGTTCGGATAGTCGGCGCCGACAATGATTATAGATAGCTGCTTAAACACGCGGGCTTATTCGCTCGCTAACAAGAGCATTCTTTTCCCACTATGCGAGTTTAGCCTTATCCCGGAGATATTCTGAAAAATTCACTGCGAATGCGAGTGGAACTTCGAAACTCCCAGATAATGTTCTACGAAAAATCTGATAAATACGACCTGAAACTCCAGGCTGCCGCTTCACTCCTATCGACAAATCTCCGAAGAATTGGCGATTAGTGATCATCTTATCAGATGTTTGCACATCATTGATGACCAGTGGAATGCCATAAACATCAAGAAAACTCGACAATAAGTCCAATGCATTCTCTGACCCGAGAACATCGACAGTCTGGTCAAACAATCTCCAAAAGTTCACAACCTTCAACTCGGACCCTTGACGGAAACAAAGCGCGATAGCCCAGTAACTACGCTTTCTATTCAGGCTAGATACCTTTTTAGAAAAAATAGAAAACTCTTTATCATTGCCTTCATTCATGGGCACCAGATGGCAGGTATCATCTGCACTAACTATGCAATCTCGCACAAATCTTTCAGACTCTTTGAAATCTGAGAAATTTTCAGCGAAGGACATCTTGTAGGCACCGTTGCTCAAGCGGCCTTGGGCGCCAAGCCGGCTTCTAACCGCGTTCCGATCGACACCGTCAAAAACGCGGCGGTTTACCTCCGCGGCGAGAAAGCTCCTGACCCGCTCCATGCTATCGGGCGACTGATCCTCAACAGATATCCCCAATTTCAGCTTCGCCTCGTCAACCAATCTAGTCGAGATATCCGCGTAGGTTTCGGGTACCGCCGACATGCCTGCGCCCGCAACATTCATTGCCGCAAAGGCCAGCGCCGCGTTCGCCGTGACCTTGTCCAAAGCATCAAGTGTATTTAGCGACATGGATAGGGCTCAATCATGGAAAATTCTCCTGCCTTGAGGTCGGGGACAATATACTCCCTTTCAAGGCCTGCTCGATTAGCCAACGGAACCACTTGAACGCGCGTTGCAACGATCTCGTACGGAATAGCATAAATTACGGGGCGGAAATCCGCGATATCAGCACTATCGGCTATTTCAGCGATCTCCTCACGCTCGTCTGCACCTATATGCCCTGAGGCTTCGAGCACCAAGGCCAAACCTTTCAGGCTATCGCGCTGCCGTTTTATTTCATTGGAATGCCTATCCCTGGTGGACACATCGTGATGCAAACTCCGGTAGATTGACGGAGGATCGGAGGACGCAGCCTGGGACGCGCCCATGCTGCCACGAGCGACCGTCGCCCCCTCAAAGACGGGCGAGCACCAAACATAGTGATAGCCAGCATATTGCTCGTTGATTCGATATTTGAGCATATTGCCGCATGACCACAAGATTGAGGGCAATACGCCCTTAGCGATAGTCGCCATTTCAGTGCCGGCGCCCCGACCAAACCACACGGCCGATGATCCGCACATCCTCCAGCGGCACGATCCGGTTCGGGATCGCCGGGTTGTCGGAAATGATTTCCACCTTGCCGCGCTCCGACGGCCCCAGGCGCTTCACCGCGCCTGCGCCCTGTAGGCTCAGTGCCCAGATGCGATCCCACTTGTTGAGCTGGTTCTGCATCGTGTCGATCACGATCATGTCGCTGTCCATGAGCGTCGGCTGCATGCTGTCGCCGACCCCATCCGCTACCACCAAGCGGTGAGCCGGCGAAGGGCTGATCAAGCGCAGCAGGCTGGCGTCGAAATCGATCGTCCCCTCTTCGATATAGTCGTCAAGGTTCGAGCCATCGCCCATGGCAAACCCGATGTTGATCCTTCGCAGTGCGATCGATCCATCGCCGGCTTGCTGAACCACCGGCAGATCGGGCTCGACGCCCAGATGCAGGCCACCATCCAGCGGCGTGATGATGTCCGCCGGAGGAACGCCCAACGCGCGCGCCGCGCGCTCGATCCATTCGGGCTTAAGCCCCCGCTGCCCCTTCTCCAGGCGCTCCACTTGCTGGGTCGACGTGCCCATACGCTTGGCGAGTTCAGGTCTCGCCCATCCGCGCGCTTCGCGGAGCATTCCGATGTTATTCACGAGGGCCATAGCCTCTTCTGCACCAAAATGGTGCCCCTGGCCCACCCGCCAATTTGGTGTTGACATTTTGACGGTTTCGACACCAATATGGTGTTGCAAGGAGCCTTTCATATGCCCACCCTGAAAGAGTGGCTTGCCGCGGAGAATATGCCAATCCCGCGGTTCGCCAGCATGATTGAACGCACGCCTGAAGCGGTACGCCGTTACGTCAACGGTGATCGCATTCCCGACCGCGACACCATGCCGCTCATCGTCCGCGAAACCGGAGGGGCCGTCACCCCGAACGATTTCTTCGGTATCAAGGATGCTGCGTAATGTTGGGCTGCTGTGATCATGGAACCTCTCTACGCGCAGGCGCGCCCAGCGTGTTGGGCAAGTTGCCCCGTTTCACCCAGAATTCTTATCGCGAGGCGGTGAGCCGGACGGTCGCAGCCCAGCAGGCGAGCGATGACCTGACCGATCAGGACATGGCCGACCTGCTGGGCACATCGGCCGCGACGGTCGGCAATGCCCGGAACAAGAAGGGCGACCTGGGCGCGATCGCCATGCTGTCGCTCGGCAAGGCGTTCGGCCCGGAAGCTCTCAACACCATCCTGGCGCTGATCGGCGCGAAAGCTGTGCCGGCTGGCGCGCTGTGCTGCGACAATGTCGGCAACCTGCCGATTAAGATCGCGGAGGCCCTGCCCCTGCTGATCACCCTCCTGAGCGATGGCGTCTGCTGTGACGACGATGTCCGCAAGCTCGAAGGCGCGGGCGTGATCGACGAATTCATCCGCGCGGCGAACCTGCTGGAGCGCCGGCGCAACGAGGTGCGGCTGCGGGCCGTCTGACACTGAACTGAGCGGGGCGCCGGGCGCCCGGGAGTAGATCATGAATATCGCGAACAGCGCGGCGCCGGTGAATGCCGGTTCTGCGGACGCTATTGCTTTGCCCACGCCGACCGTCGCCATCATCGGCGCGGCCACCCTGTATCTGGGCGACTGCTACGAGATCCTGCCCCGGCTCGGCTGGCTGCCCGCGCTGGTGATGGACCCGCCCTATGCGTTCGATACGTCGGGCGGCGGCCGGTTCCGCGCCGCTCGCGGCCACACCGACCAGATCGCGGCCGAGGGCCTGGCCGACGGCTTCGACCACCAGATCATCAATTCGCTGCTCTGCGGCTCGGTGGTGGTGTTCTGCCACAACGATCAGCTGCCCGGCCTGCTGGCCTATCTGGACGGCAATTTCGACCGGTTCGTGCTGTGCAGCTGGATCAAGTCGAACCCGATGCCGGTCGCCAACAAGCATTACCAGCCGGACAGCGAGTTCTATGTTCACGCCTGGAACAGCGGCTTTCACCCGATCGGCGAGCTGGCAGACAAGAAGCGCCATGTCGTCGCGCCGGTCGGCCGGGCCAAGGACTTCGGCCACCCAACGGTGAAGCCCGGCCATGTGATGAACAAGATCATCACCAACGTCAGCGCCTCGACCATCTGCGATCCTTTCATGGGCACCGGCTCGACCGGTGTCGCCGCCGTGCGCGCCGGCCGCGCCTTCATCGGCATCGAGAAGAATCCGATCCATTTCGCCACCGCCTGCGCGCGGCTGGCCGCCGCCCAGGGTCTGGAGCCCGCAGGCGTGCCCACCCTTTCGCCGGATCAGCAGGGCCGGCCCCTTTCCACCCTCACCCCTGCCCAAGGAGAACCGAAGTGAATGACATGGCCTATCAGCCGGGTGACCCGAACGGGTCGCGCCGGGCGGCCGACGGCGGGCATGTGCCCGGCGCCTGCAACACCATGGGCGAGTTCATCCGTTCGCTCGAAGACGGCCAGTTCGACGCCGACTGCTACGAGAAGATCAAGGAGCTGTCCGCCGCGCTCGCAGAATATGCGTGGACGAACGGCGGCAAGGCCAAGGGCAAGGCCACGATCACGCTCGACTTCAACCAGGACGGCGGCGTCACCGAGATCAAGGGCACGTTCAAGGTCGTGATGCCCGAGGGTCGCCGGCCCAAGTCGATCATGTGGCGGACGGAAGACAACCGCTTCACCCGCACCCAGCCCAACCAGCAGCAGCTGTTCGGCATCCGCGACGTCAGCGGATCGGCCGAGCGCCCCCGCGATTACTGATCCCGAACGCCAAGGAGCATCCCAAAATGGACGACGAAAACAAGAATGACGGCATGATCGCCGCCGTGCGCGCGCTGGTCGAAGACTATGCTAAGGCCAAAATCGAAACGCTCAGCGGCGCCGGCGCCTCCGCCCCGTTCGCCATGATGCCCGGCGCTGGCCCGGTCGTCGTGCCCGCGAGCGCTTTCGATGCCTATCGCACCCAGCCGCGCTTCCGCCACGGCACGGCCGCCATGCTGTCGCTCGACAGCCTGATCGATCATACCAACCGGTTCAAGGACGCGGACAGCATGCTGTTTGCCGATGACGATCGCAGCGCGCCGTCGATCATGTCGGTGCTGGACTATCACCCGGCTGGCGAGGCGCTGACCACCGCCCCGCGCTTCGGCAAGCACCGCGCCCTCTTCAGCTTCCCGCTGTCCGACGAGTGGAAAGCCTGGACCGAGTTCAACAAGCACCCGCTGAAGATGGCCGCCTTCGCCGAGTTCGTCGAAGAGCGCATCATCGACGTGCTGCATCTGATCCCGGAAGAGGACGAGCTTTCGCACGACCTGCAGAAGTTCATCAGCGCCTGCGGCGGCGAGGCCATCATCGCCACTCCCCAGAAGCTGGTCGAGCTGTCGCGCGGCCTGAAGGTCAATGAATCGTCGGTGATCAAGGAGGTCGTGAACCTGGGCACCGGCGAAGGGCAGATCCTGTTCTCGTCCGAGCATAGCGACAGCAACGGCCAGCCGCTCCGCGTGCCGAGCCTGTTCCTCATCGCCATCCCGGTGTTCCGCAACGGGCCGCTCTATCGTCTGGCCGCGCGCCTGCGCTACCGCAAGACGGCCGAGGGCATCCTGTTCTGGTATGACCTGTGGCGCGCCGACCGCGTCTTCGACCATGCCTTCAAGGAAGGGTGCGAGCGCGCCAAGGTCGAGACCGAGCTGCCCCTGCTGTTCGGCACGCCGGAATAACCCGATGAGCTATCGGGGGCATCCATATCGCGAGGGTCGGCTGGGCCGGTCCATCAGCACCCGGCCGGGCGTGGGTTCTCTGACGTCCACCGCGGCGCTGCAATGTTCGCGCTGCCCGCACAAGGGCACGCTGAACCAGCGCGCGCGGATGCCCCCGGAAGCGATCGACGAGAAATTCAAACAGGCCGGTTGGGCGCTCGATCCGCACATCTGCCCCGGTTGCCGTGCCCGTGCCAGCCAAGAGAGGAAGACCATGTCGGCCAAGCCGTCGCCCGATGCCATGCGCGCGCAGGCATCTATGCTCACCCTGCTCCAGACCCATTTCGACGCCGCCAAGGGCCGCTATGCGAAGGACTGGAGCGACCAGAAGATTGCCGACGACACCAAGCTGGCTGTCTCGGTCGTCACCGAATTCCGGGAAGCCGTGTTCGGCCCCATTCAGGAGCCGGAAGAGATTCAGCAGCTGCGCAGCGACATCACTGCATTGGAGACGCTGCAGCGCGAGAGCAACGCGGCTTTCACCGCCCAGATCGCGTCGCTCCGCTCGCAGGTCGCCGGCCTGTCATCGGGCAAGCTGCGGAGGGTTGGCTGATGGCGCGCCTCTATATCCGCGCGCGGCTGGTCAACGCCTATCGCCGCGTCTTCCCGCATCCCGCCGTCGTCGCCCAGCGCGAACGGCGGCGCGTCGCCACTCAGGCGGCCGGTCAGCGTATGCAGGCCGGTCGCGAGAAGGTGATCGCCGCCACCGCGCAGCTGCGCGCGTCGATGGCCCAGCAGGAAGGCCAGCGCAATGGCTGAAACCTATCCCTGCGAAGCCGGCTGCGGCACGATCATCACCCACGCGCCCTATCGCAAGACCCGCCTGTGCGTGCCCTGCGTCCGCTCCGCCAACGGCCGGAATCCGTCCAAGCGGGCCAAGGGCAGCATCGCCATGAAGAAGCGCATGGCCGATCCGGTCTTCAAGGCCCGCCAGCTCTCGATCGCTCATGATGCGATGCGCGAGAGGCTGGCATCCGATCCAGAGCTTCGTGCGCGCCAGGCGGACATCTGCCGCGCGCTCGGCAAGTCCGGCGCTGGCCGTGCCGCCCAGGGCAAGGGCTCCGAACCCCGTCGCCGCGCGGCCATCACCCGCCGGCAGACGATGCTCGGCTGGTGCCCGCCCCATCTTCTCCCGGAGTATCAGCGCATGATCTATTCCAAGCGCATGAAGGCCGCCGACGCGCGCGCCGCGATCGAGGAACTGATGCGCAAGGAAGAGGCGAACCTCTCGCCCTTCGAGAAGCAGCTGCTGCGCATCCGCAATGGCGAGGTCGGCATCTCGCGCAAGTTCGTGCCGGAGAAGGACGTTTCGCCCTTCACGCTCGGCGGCGTCGGGTCGGGGATGCTCTGATGCAGAGCGTCCGCCTCCCCTGGCCGCCCAAGGAGCTGTCGCCAAACAGCCGCGCGCATTGGCGCCGCCGTCACGCTGCCGGCAAGTCGATGCGCCGGGCCGCCCACATCCTTTGCCTGGACGCCAAGCTGCGCGCGCCGGCCGATGGCGACATCGTGTTGCGTCTGACTCTGCACCCGCCGGTCAAACGCGAGCATGATCGCGACAACGGCCTCGCTCGGTGCAAGGCGCTGCTCGACGGCGTCGCCGATGCCCTGCGCGTCAATGACAAGCGCTTCCGTCCGACCGCCGACTTTGCCGAGCCGGTCGAGGGCGGTTGCGTGGTGCTGGAGATCGTCGAGCCGTGAGCGTCATCGCGTCCGCCCTGAAGCATATGCTGGCCGCTGGCATGGACCACGACGCCATCCTGGCCGCCGTCGCGGCCATGGAGGAGGAGATTGCCAACGCCCCTCGCCCTCGCTCGGCTGGCGCGATCCGCACCGAACGCTGGAGGAAGAACAAGGCGTCACATGCGTCACAAAGCGTCACATGTGACGATGGTGACGCAGATGTGACGCTTTCCCCTTCTCTTGATAAAGAAAAGTCCCCCAGACCCCCTAAAGAAACTAATCTCATCCCCGAGGGCGACGCGAGCGCACACGAGGGCGATCCCGCTGGCTTGCCGATTTCGGTCAAGGTCGCGCTCGCCATCGCCACCTGCCAAGCCATCGGACGGATCAAACCCCCGTTCACCCTCCCCGTTCACATCCCCGCCGAGCCGTGGGCCGACTTCGTGGCGATGCGCATCCGCATCCGCAAGCCGATGACCGACCGGGCCAAGGAGCTGGCCGTTCGGGAACTCGACCGGCTGGCTGCAGCCGGCTGGCCGCCCGGCGATGTGCTGAACCACTCCACGATGAACAGTTACCAAGGGCTGGTGCCCCCGAAAGGCAGAAACCATGGGCAATATCGCCAAGATCGACCCGCAAACGACATCAGTGACCCGATGGTCCGAACCGTCCTTGCCCGACAAGCTGAGCGCGGTCGTGGACATGGGGCTGAACCTTTCTGAGATGCCAGTGGTCGGGCCGATCAGCGCAGGGCACCTGCGGACCTACATCGAGGCCAGCACGCCGCCGGCGCCGCAGATCGGCCAGATCGAAACCATGCTGGCCAAGCTGTCGATCGCCCTGCCCAAGAAGCAGGTTTCCGACCAGGAAGCAGGCGAGCGGCTGGACCTCTACTGGCAGGCACTGCGCGGTCATGCGCTGCCGGATCTGCAGCAGGCGTTCATGGTGCTGCTGCGCACCTGCCGGTTCTTCCCCACCATCGCCGAAATCGAAGATGCGGTGAAGGCGATCCGTGGCCCGCGTGCCCGGCGGCTGAGCGCGGCGCGCCTGCTGCTGCTCAAGCATGAGCGGGAATGGAAGCCGTCGGGCGAATTGCTGACGGCCGAAGAAGCGCGCCAGCTGGGCAGCATTCTCGCCCAGCCGCTCGCATCGGCAGCCGAAAAGCGATAGAACAAGACAGGAACGGAGTGAGCGGGATCATGGCAGACAAGCCGAAGTTCGAGGTCGTCAATCGGCAGGGTGAAATTTTCGAGGCGGACAGCCCCGCGGCGGCGCGGGCGGCCAAGATCGCGGCGGCGCGCCAGGCGTTGATCAATGATGCGCGACAGAACCCGGAACGCGTCATCGCGCTCAATGCGCGGCTGGCGCGCATGGACGCGGCGCGCAAGCGCGAGCGCCAGCGCATCGACCATTTGGTGCTGGGCCTGCCCCGCCCTGTCGAGCGGGTGATGGAAGGCAAGCGGAAGGGCCATCGGAAGCCGAAGATGGTCGACCGTCCGGTGCAGCTGGAGCCCGGCATTGAGGAAGCGGTGCAGGTTCGAGAGGCTTGGCACCATAAAGCCTATGGCACGCCCGAAACGTGGGAGCGGTCGACCCGCACGCATGACGGTGCGCTGATCCAGCTGCAGCGCAACGGCACGATCGACACCGACCAGCTCGAATGGGCAGCGCAGATTGCCAACGTCTATCGCAGCATGGAGGCCGATGTCGGCGTCAAGGTTGCCAGCTTGGAGGCGCGTGTCGACGAATCCCGCCGGCATGGTGGTCGAGCCGCCGAAAGCGTCTATCGCGTGCGCATGCACCTTGCCTATGGCTATTGGCGCGACCTGTTGCCCGCACCGAAGCAGCTTGTTCTGGACATGATTGTAGGTGACGCCATCGGCTATTCGGTCGCGGCAGCCCGCTACCGCGTCCACAAGCGCAAAGCGAAGCGCTTCCTGATCGATTCCATCAACCGCTGGCCCATGTGCGTTGCCCATGCCTTTTCCATGGTCGACCGGGATGCAGTTGCCGCGCTCAATGACGGCCAGCCGTGCGATCCTGTCTGGCTTTCTGGCCCGCGCCGCGCTGCCCGGCCGCTCATGATGGTGCGCAGGTTGCTGCGATCGAAGAAGCGGAGGCCAATATCGTGGCGTTCGGTGCGGTAGACATCGATCCCGAGTTCCTCGACGAACGCGGCATCCTGCGGGAATGGGCCGAGATTGCCGAGATCATTCGGTCCCGCTTCGCTCCGATAGAAGATGAGGCGGCATGACGATTTGCTGTTGCAAGTGGCCCCGAAATCGGCCAAAAAATCCCTAGGACAATTGCGTCCATCGAAGGCCCGGCAGCGATGCGCGGGCCTTTTTCTTTGCCGCTTCTGTCCGGTTCCACTCTCATCGGAGACACCTATGAAGCGCATCTTCGCCCTTGTGGCGCTCACCTGCCTGTCCGCCCTGTCCTTCGCATCGAGCCTTGTCGAGCGCGCGGTCGATGTGGCGTTCAGCCTCATCCCCACGATGATCGGCGCCAAGCCGGCCTTGATCCTGGACAATGGCCACCCGCGTTCGCCGCTCGCCTCGCTGCGCGCCGGCGTCGCCTGA